CGGCGTTTAAGACCTACGGGAGCCCACAGAAGGTCTCTCAGGTTCTAGGCATAGATGTAGGAACGGTTTACCGAAGGCGGTCGGCACTAAAAGACGTATCTCTACCCTCCTTTGCCGCAAGACAGCACAGCATCGCCAACACATATATCCCCGACAACCGTAGGGTTATCTCCCACACCGTAGATAACGGTCATGTCTTTATAGCCTCCGACTGCCACTACTGGCCTGGCGAGGAAACCGTAGCGCACAAGGCGTTTGTTTCCCTGCTGACCGAATTTAAGCCCAAGACCATCATCCTAAACGGGGACGTTTTTGATGGGGCTAGAATCAGCCGCCACGCCGCCCTTATGGGTACTAACCCCCCTACCCCTAAGCAAGAGATAGAAGCCTGCCAAGACCGTCTAAACGAGATTGCAAACGCTTCTAAGAACGCTACTAAGCTGTGGACATACGGGAACCACGATACACGCCTCTTTAACTACATTGCTACCCATGCGGATGCTTTAGTAGAGTTCTCGGACTTGTTTGCGTACTTCCCAGGTTGGCACACAGGGTGGCGGGTGGACATAAACAATTCTGTTGTAATTAAGCATCGCTGGCACAACGGGCAACACGCAACCTATAACAACGTCTTAAAAGCGGGTAAAAGTATCGTCACAGGACACCTGCATAAACTGATGGTCACTCCGTGGAGTGATTACAATCCAGGAAGAAGATACGGTGTAGACACAGGAACGCTTGCGGAGCCAGGTGGCGACCAATTTGTGTATGTAGAAGAAAACCCTGTGAACTGGTGTTCGGGGTTCTGCGTTCTGACATTTAAGAATGGTATGTTATTACCACCAGAGTTATGCGAAGTAATAAACGGCGTGGCTTACTTTCGAGGAGAGAAAGTGGGATAAATGAGTGATTTAGTAGCCTCGGCAAAGAGTGCCGCGCAGGGAATAAAGAGCGCGATAGCCGCAGGGAAAGAGATTGAAGCAGTAGTTACTGACATACAAAAACTTGGGGTCGCAGAACTCCAAGCCAAGCAACAGTTCCAAAAGAAACAACGGGTAGTTAAGGGCGATACCACCATCCTCACGGCTTTCGCGGAGTGGCGCAGACTTAAAGAAATCAAGGAAGCCGAGGACGACTTATTCCAGCAGCTTGTCGAGCGTTACGGCAAGGACAAGGCTGAGTTTGAGTGGAAGGACATCCAAGCCATCAAAGAGCGCCAGATGAAGGAAGTCAAGGACGGGCGTGACGAGATGGGGCGTGACCTAAAGAAACTTAGAGAACTCAAGGTTATGTGCTTCATAGCCTCGCTAATCATAGTCACCACTTACTACATCTTCAAAGGACACCTGTAATGCTATCCCTAATATCTTCCGCTATCGGCTTTTTTGCCTCCGGTTTACCCCAAGTCCTAAACTTCTTCCAAGACAAGGCTGACAAGGCGCAAGAGTTGAAGTTAGCGCAGATGCAGACCGAGCGCGAGTTAGCCCTTGCAGAACGCGGTTTCCTAGCCCAACAGAGGGTCGAGGAGATTAGGACTGACCAGATTGCCCTTCAGACCGATGCAAACCGCCAGAACGCGGCTTTAGACCACGACAAGGCTATCATGGCTCGCGCCTCTAGTTGGGTCGTGAACCTAAACGGCATAGTGCGCCCTGCGGTGACCTTTATCTTCGTCCTAGAGTTGGTGCTAATCAACATGGGACTGACCTACTTCTTGCTAAAAGGCGGTCTTGGAGACATGAGCGTGGAGCAGTTTATTGCCGCCACAGACGTAATCTTCTCAGAAGACGAGATGGCTCTACTCTCTGGGATTATTGCTTTCTGGTTCGGGAGCCGCCAATGGGGTAAGAAGTGAAGGTAAGCAAGGAAGCAATAGAAGGGATTAAGAAAGACGAGGGGGTAAGAACAAAACCTTACCGCTGCCCAGCCCTGCTTTGGACTGTTGGAGTTGGACACGTTATCGACCAGAACCACATAAGGGTAAAGTTTGATGACCGCAAAAATCTACCAATTCCCGACGGATGGGACAGAGTTCTTAGCATGGCAGAAGTCGATGCTCTCTTGGCTCAAGACTTGGCTACATTCGAACGAGGTGTTCTGCGCCTCTGTCCAAGTGGACTTACTCAAGGCCGCTTTGACGCTTTGGTTTCCTTCTCCTTCAACGTCGGGCTTGGCAACCTCCAAAGGTCAACCATCCGCATGAAGCACAATCGTGGAGACTTTGAGGGCGCGGCAGAGTCCTTCATGGCGTGGACTAAAGCGGGCGGGAAAGAGCTACCTGGCTTAGTTAAACGTCGGAAGCACGAACGCGCTCTCTATGAATCTGAGTAATTCTTTCCTTTAGTTCCTCGGCTATTGTCAAATTGTGCTTGGCCTCAAACTGGTCAAGCCACTTCCTCCTCGCCTCCCTTGTTGGGAGCGTCAACACATACCTTGCCAGCCCTTCTATCTTCGCCTCATGTTCGCTCATCACGATTTGATAGAACTCCTCTTTGGTGGCGGTAAAGGTTCCTCTATTAACCAGACCTAGCAAATGTTTTATGCAACGCTTTTCTGGCGGTGGTGACGGCTCTGATTGCGTCAGATTTTCGAACAAATCTCCCAAGATAATACCTCTTATAGTTGGCACAAACGTGCGCCTCGTAAAACTTTTCCTTCCTCTTGTAGACCCCCTTCACATTGGACTTGGTTTTCTCCCTCAACTTGGAGTTCCACCTGTTTTCCATCTGCGTGGCAACCCTGAGATTGCTTAGTCTATTGTCAGCAAACTTGCAGTTCTTATGGTCAATGGTCTCAGGCCACCACCCGTGGTGATAAGCCCAGATAATCCTGTGAGCAAAGTAAGGCTTTTTGAATATAGCAATTTTGCGATAACCGCGAGGGGTTATGTGTCCTGCGATTGTGTTGGCGTACCTAGCATTCCACATGACGTACGCGGAATACTTGGCGAAAGCCTCAATGGGTCGAGGCTTCCACACAAGTTCTCCTTTCCTGTAAACAAACAGGGCGCGTAGCTGTTGCTTGCTTAGAATGGCGGGTCGTCCTCTAAGGCTTGTTGCTTCGGCTCTGCCTTGGGCTTGGGTAGTTCAACCTTGAGACTCATAAACTTCTGCCCAGACTTGCCTGTTTTAATCCATGCGGCTAGGTTGTACTCAGTCCCGTCTACGTTTAACTTCCCCTTGTAGGCAGGAGCCTTCTCGTTGTCCGACTCGTTCTTAAACAACACACCGCTATTGGTATTATCGTATTCCATAACTTCTCCTATTTGGCTGCTATATAAAGACCAACATTGCCAAGGCTATAACCCAAGAAGGCTACGCCCAGACCCACCTTACCCTCTAGTAGCAACTGCACCGCTACCACAAGGTATACAACACCGATTCCGGCTATTAACCACGCCGCCACTCTGTCCACCCCGCTAGAACAATCACACCTAGCAGAAACAACACGAACCACGCCGCGTCCTGTGCGTAAAAGTGTGCAGATATAAGTCCGTCTTTCATTCTTCGTCCTCCGTGTTCATTAGTAATTGATACTTAATCACCTCTAAAACCCCCACCACCGAGGCTAGAGGTAGTGCCTCGTCAAACTTCTCCACAGCCCCCACAATCTCTTGGTAGAGGGCTTCTATCATCACCTGCTGGCTCAACCCCGCATCTCCTGGGCCAAAGTCTTAAATCCCCAATCCTCTGCCATCCTCGCGCACCGCAACATCTCCTCCTCGCGCACGATTTCCGCAAACCTCTGCAACTGGGTTCTAGAGTCCTCGTGGAAGTTGAACAATATCTCCCCCTCCTTCAAGAACAATCCCGCTTCTACCGCTAGGTCATCAATCGTCACACTCAGCCTCCACTTCCTTTAGAAACACCTGTACCTTTTCCAACATCTCGTCCATGTCCTTTTGCTCCGGCTCGAACCGCACGATAAAGAGCATCTTGCTCACGGGCAGTCGGGAGTCGAAACTTACAAAGTCGCACCACTTCCTGCCTGTGCAAGCAAGTTGGAGCATCATCTGGTTCTTATACTTTGCCGGAACCTTCCCCGCCTTTCTGTATTGCAGGTGCGTAGCCGTGTTCGGGTTCTTAATCTCTACTAGACCATCTTCTTCCACAAGCCCGTCAGGAGAGGCTCCTAGCCATTGTATTGTCGGGTGGGGTACGAAGCCTACTTGGTCTACGAAAACGCCCGTGTGAGCCTCGTATGCGGCTCTAGCGATGGGTTCCTGCTCGGTTCCGCGAATCATAGCCGCGTTGGGCGCAAAACCCGCCTGTGGGGTCTTGGTAAGTCTTTCGGCTACAAGCTGCCAGAGGTAGTTCTTGCGGGTTTCTGTGTCCTTACCCGCTAAAGCGTCGCTAACCCTGCTGGCTGTTACAAACCCCAGCCTCGCCTGGAGCCATTCTTCTGTGCCCTGAACTATTTCTTTGTAATCGGTCATACAGCCTCCTCTTGGCTATGTGTAGTTCTGCCTCTAACTTATCCGTACTCATCCGTAATCTTTGGGCTACATTGTGGCTCAGGTTGTACGGGTACTGAATATATCTTGCCTTCAAAACCCTGCGGGATACATCAGGTAATTCCCTTACTGCGTCCTCTACTGCTTGCCCGTCAATCATGTCGGGTTCTATTCTCGGTTCTTCGCCCTCAAAGACATCCTCGGACTCGTAGTTCCCCTCTGCGCTTGCTGCGCGGGTACGAACCTCTGGGCCGAGAGGCCCGTATGCACACCACCAACCCCAGTTTTTAAGACGGTCTTCGCTAATCATGTCCTTTGAACCATAGTTCGTATAACTCCGGTCTGTTTTCCTTAATCCAAGGTTTTGCAGATTGTATAAGTTCGTTAGCGTTCCGTCCACAGGTTTGAGAGCCAACGTGGTGGACGTAAGCCCTGCTGATGGCGTGCTGAAAGCCCTTCTTCTGGATGTCTAAGCATTGCACGTCGTCCGAATACCAGTTGATAGGCGGGAAGTCCACCCATGCGTCCTTGTGAATGTAACTACAAATCGGGGCTATAACATCTGTAATGTTAATAAGGTTCTCGGTCTCGTACCTGAACCACTCCATTTTCCCCTGCCCTAGCCGAATATTCTGCAATCCTCGGGCATAATCAGACCTAGCGGCTACCCAGCCGAGGGGGATGCTTTTGTCTCGCAGAAACGCAACGTCCTCGCTAAGTAACTTCCAGGTGCTAGGGTTGAACACAATATCGTCGTTACAAACCACCACCTCGTCCACCTCCTCAAACGCCCGCTTGACCACGGCGTTGTAAGCGTCCCCAAAGTTGTCTGCGTCGTTGGGCAGGTTTATCGTCCTGTGGCGCGGGAGAATAATCTCGCTACCGGCTAGGAACACGGTCACGTCCTGGGGAACGTAAAATGTTATGGAGGCCGCTAGGACGGGTAGGCAAGCCCCCTTAGTTGTTGCTATCGCTATTGCTTTCATTTATTCCCTACCGGTAAAGTTTTGCCCAAAAGACGGTACACATCCTCTAATAATTCCTGTTCGGTAAATCCGTAGTGCTTAGGGAATCCTTTGGTTCCGAGTCCGTGAACTCCAGTTTTACCTCTGTGGTGTTCTGGGCATAGTGGTATTGCAAGGTAGTGCGAAGACCTGCCCCACCCTTGACCGGCCCGAAGATGATGAATTTCAGACGGGCTATCAGAGTACCCAATTCTTCGGCAGACCATGCATCCGAGGGCTGCAGCTTTAGAGAGATGGTTTTTTTCATCTTTGGTCATATCCTCTCTAC